TATATTGGGATGTTCATCAAACTATGTCAGATAATAGTATTTGGTGTGTAGTTAGAAAACCTTAACCATACCGCCCTGTTTAGGGCATATGTTGGTTTTAGTTTTCTATTTTCCGCCGAACTTGACGTACCTGCCGCCGAACTGTATAATGGGTATATGAAACCTTTTTTAATTGCACTTTTAGTGTTATTTATATTTTTGAATTATATGGCTTGGCTACAACAGCAGAGGATGGGTGTGTAAATGAGTCTAGATGATATGTTATTGAGAGAAGAAATTGCCAGGGCTATTGAGGCTATACCAATTGAAGACTCTATTACAAACGCACTTGGTATGCGTATGCTTGCTGCAAAGGTAGCAAGAGGAGAAAAATGAAAAAACAAAAATATTTTACTAAAAACATAGACAATGAGTGGGAAGTAATTGACGAAGATATTGTTAATGATGTTATTAGACAATACATTGAGAGAAAGTATATGGGGGTAATAGTACTATCTACCTTTATTATTAGCTTTCTTCTTGGAGTTATTGCTTCTTGACATACCGCCCCACTTATGCTAAACTATTAAAGCAAGGGAATGCGTAACTATACAGAAAAGAGAGAGTAATGAATCCTGAAATAACGCTAGTGGGTCGTCTTGGTACAGATCCAGAAAAAATCGGAGACAAGGGTGTACGTCTTCGTATTGTAACAAGTGATCGTGTAAAAAGTGCATCTGGTGAATGGTCGGACAAGGATACTTCTTGGTGGACTGTTAAGCTTTGGAATAAGCCAGCAGAGCAAGCATTTACAACGATTAAGAAGGGCCAAGAAGTTATGGTCCGTGGAACAATTTATCAAGACACTTGGACTGATAAAGATGGTTCAAGTCGTAGCACTTACGAAGTAAGAGGAGAGTCTATTGGAGTAACATCCTATACTCTTGCAAAGAATGCGTCGCCATCAATGGCAATGACAGTATCCACTGAGGATCCGTGGAAATAAAAAATGCGTCATTAATATGACTTCATTGAAGATTGGAGGGCGGTAAGAATTGATAACTTCCGTCCTCCACTTCGGTGGATTGCAAATTTAGCTATTATTATCGTCAATTGCTTTATTTAATACTGCAAAATCAACAAATGATCCAGTAAACAACATACTTCCCATATGCTGTAGTTTTACCCAAGGCATTAACCAAGTTTTATATCCAATTTTATTTGCCCAACGTGTAAAGAAATAGTCCTCTGACAAATATGTATTGTCAATTTCATCAATCTTACAATCAAAATAAGCAAACATAGGTTCTTCAGTTTTTGCATTTACATATCTTTGCTCTGGGTATGCTTCGTAAAACTTTTCAAATACTTCTCTTGCAATGAGCATAAATCCAGTACTGCCATCTTTAATTTCTACTGGGTTGGTTAATGATATTTCTCTTTTTTCACCATAAAAATTAATACCGTATCTACCAGAATATTTCATATAATCAGATTCTTGTTTAATTAATCCAAGATCTTTTGCTTTTTGTATTCTGTCCCATACAATTGTTTTATGTGGATATGGTCCAACAATTATCTGCTTGTCATCGTTTGTAGCAGCAAGATATACAGCATGTATAAAATCAATATAATCAAAAGAGATATCGCCATCAATAAAAAATAGATAGTCGTAGTCACTATCTAAAAATTGTTTAACAATTTCGTTTCTTCCACGAGCAATCAGTGACTCTGAAGTTATATATGTCATTCCTAGCTTTATATTTTCTTTAGCACAAAAAATAGAAAGCCTCATCATTGACTCAAAATAATTGGCAAAGCTCATACCGCCATACATTGGAGTACCAACCATGACGGATTTTTCTCTAACTACATTTAAATCTATATTGTTATCCATAATTCCCCTTTCTTAAATTATACACCATAGTTGCACTATTTGATGTTTTCTGATATCATGTATGTATGGCTGAGGTATCTTTTAATATTACAAAAATAGGTCACGAAGTGGTATTTTGTACCCTTTGTTTTGCCATGGTACCATCAGACAAGCAGTCAAATCATGTTCGTTGGCACGATAGGATGAAAGAATAATGGCATACGTTATAACAGATGCATGTAATGATATTAAAGATAAATCTTGTATTGATGAATGCCCTGTAAATTGTATTTATGAAGGAGATCAACAGCTTTTCATAAACCCAGATGATTGTATAGATTGTGGTGCTTGTGAGCCTGTTTGTCCAGTTAATGCAATATACTATCAAGATGATTTACCACAAAACAAAAAAATATTTATAGAAATTAATAAAAATTTCTTTAATAACTAGGGAATTGGTTATGTCAAAAAAAATTATTTTTAAAGCAATGGATGAAGAAGGTTTTAATATTCAGGATAGACCATATCCAGCATCCAAAGCTATTCCAGAATGGTGGAAAAATCATAGCATATATGATAATGGCTCAAACAAGCTTGAATTGATTAACAGAACTCCAAACTTTTCTTTTAAAAAATGTACTCCAATGCTAGATGCATTAACGTCTGGCTATATAATACCCTTACACGCAGATGTATTAGTTTCAAGACAAGAAGACAGAGTTTTTCTATCTTGGAAAACAGAAAAAGATATTTTTCAACTACATGGTCAATCATCACATAATGTAGAAGCACCACCTGGGTATAGTAATTTAGTTTTTAAATATTTAAATACTTGGATTCCAATTACTCCAAAGGGTTATTCTGTATTAATTACAAGTCCATTTGGATATAGAAATTTGCCAATGATGGCTATACCAGCTATAATTGACTCAGATAGATCTTTATTAGACATGGCAAACCCTATGTGGATTAAAGATGATTTTGAAGGCATTATAGAGAAAGGAACTCCATTGATACAAGTTACTCCATTTAAAAGAGATGATTGGGAAGCCTCTTTTGAGCACTTTGAAAAAGATGAATGGAAAACTCATACTGAAAAGAACTTTTCAGCAAACATAGTAGGACACTATATTAAGAATATTTGGTCAAAAAAAAACTATAAGTAGGGGTAAAAATGAAAACAATTAAGTATATCTTCAAACACTTTAAAATGTTTTTAAAGCAAAAAAGATGTAGTCATGAAAGTGTTGATATGTCATCATGTCCATTTACTGGAATGACATATAAAACATGCAATGCCTGCTGGAAAAGAATCTCTGCTACAAAAACAAACGATTAAGAACTTGCAGCAATAGCTCAGTTGGTTAGAGCCCCCGACTCATAATCGGGTCGTCGTAGGTTCAAGTCCTACTTGCTGCACCAAGGGATTGAAGCATTAAAGTGATGCTCAGGACTTTTAATCCTGAGAAGAAGGAGCATTACCTTCCAGTCCTACGCATCTGTAACTCAGTTGGTTAGAGTACCTGCCTTATATGCAGAGAGCCGTAGGTTCAAGTCCTACCAGATGTACGATACCTCTGTAACTCAGCGGAAGAGTAACGGACTTCTAATCCGTAAGTCGTAGGTTCGATCCCTACCAGGGGTGCTACAATTAATATTCATTTTAGGTCTGTTAGCTCAGTTGGTTAGAGCGCTACCCTGTCACGGTAGAGGTCGTGGGTTCAAGTCCCATACAGATCGCATAAGGCACTATCGTCTATCGGTTAGGACATCGCCCTTTCACGGCGGAAAGACGGGTTCGATTCCCGTTAGTGCTGCCAATGATATAATAAATAAATGTCAATAGAAGAAGATATTAAAAACGTTTTATTTCAAATTGGTAAAGACATTAAAATACATAAAATAGACTCTCAAAATTCAATCATTGAAATAGACTATGATAAATACGTTAATGCTATAATTGATCTTATAAACAAAAAGGGGTAATCTTGGCAAAAATAGTTTTTCTTGGTAATTTTCGTGTTGACTATACTAGTGAAACGCATCATGCAAATACCCTGGAGTCTCTGGGTCATAAGGTAATAAGGCTTCAAGAATCTGAAGCAAAAAGCGAAGAAATTTTACAATATTCAATAGATTCAGACTTGTTTATTTGGGTTCATACACATGGCTGGAGAACTCCTGGAAAATTTGAAATGGACAAGGTTTTATTGACACTTTCCGATTATAAAATACCCACAATAACATATCATTTAGATTTATGGTTTGGTTTACAAAGACAAAAAGATTTAAATAAGCATCCAGTTTATAAAAATATAGGTCATTTTTTTACTGTTGACAAAAAGATGGCAGATTGGTTTAATTCTAAAACAAATGTACAGGGTCATTACGTACCTGCTGGTGTTTATGATAAAGAATGTTACCTAAAAGATTTTCCTAAAACACATGATGTTATTTTTGTTGGAAGTAAAAGATATCACCCTGAGTGGGAATATAGACCTAAGTTAATTGATTGGTTAGAAGAAACATATTCAAATAAATTTGAGCATTATGGAAGCGGTGGAAAGCCATCAATTCGTGGGGCACAACTGAATAAGCTGTATGCAACATCAAAAATAGTTGTTGGTGATACTCTTTGTATAGGCTTTAAATACCCAGACTACTGGTCTGATCGGGTATATGAAACTATGGGTCGTGGTGGTTTTATTATTCATCCATACGTAAAAGGTATGGAAAAAGAATTTGAAGACAAGAAGCATCTTGTATTTTATGAGTATGGCAATTTTAAACAACTAAAAGAGTTGATTGACTATTACATAGAACATGATGAAGAGCGTGAAGAAATTAGAAAAGCAGGGCATGAGTTAGTAAAGTCTAACTATACTTATAAAAATAGATGGCAGCATATATTGAAGGAATTAAACATATGACATCTATTTTAAAACATAATGACTATAACTTTCAAATAAGAGAGCACTTAGAGGATCCTAGTTACGATCACAACCTTGACTTTAAAGTAATTAATGAGACATGGATAGAAAATGTATATAGAATACATCAGGGGCAATTCTTTGGTGGTGGTGTTTTTGTTGATGTTGGTGCAAACATCGGGGCAGTTAGCCTTTTTGTAGATAGTTTTAACAAAGACAGAGAAGATGGCAATAAAATCAAAGTATATGCTGTAGAACCAGAGCCAAACAATTTATATTTACTTAATCAAAACATACAGAATAATCCTACTGAAAATATTACGATAGTTAGCAATGCTATCTGGCATGAAGAAGCAATGGTTTCAATTAGCAATCGTGGTGGCAATAGCAGTATTGTAGACTTAGAAGAGGATAGTTCAGAAGTCCTGGCAATAACTCTAGAAACCTTGTTCTCAACTTATAGTATTGAAGAGGTTGATGTTATGAAGATTGATATAGAAGGTGCAGAGTTTGATCTTATTATCAATACTCCCGCAGAAACTTTAGCAAAGATTAACAGATTAGTTCTTGAGTTTGATAAGTCTTTTGATGGTAGGTTTGGTCAAATGATTGAAAAACTTTCAAAACAATTTGGTATTGACATTTTAGGTAGTCCCGAAAGAGGAGGATATGTTTATGCAAACAGATACTGACATTGATTATTTAATTTGTATACCTGTTTACAGAGTAACAGAAAGAATCTATAAGTGCATGGAGTCTATACGAGATAAGAATGTTTTAATTATAGACAACAGTGGTAACAGAGAGTGTGAAGTATTTGAAAAGAAGTATGGCTTTCAGGTAGAATATCAATCAGAAAATATTGGTTTATCCAGAGCATGGAACATAGCACTGAAAAAGAATCACGATTGGACATTTGTTGTTTCATCTTCAATGTTATTTAATCAGCCTTTTTCACATATTGTTGACATGCTTAAAGGCTTCAATGGTGTGATGTTTAGAACACAGCACGGATGGCATCTTTGTGGAATAAATAAAAAATTAGTTTCAGCAATTGGATATTTTGATGAAAACTTTTATCCTTATAACTTTGATGACTGTGACTGGGATCATAGGTGTCTATTACTTGAAGAGCAGTTTATAAATGATCCTGAATCAGATGTTGCAGTTTCTTGGCGTGACTACTTTGTACATTCTAATACTCCAATAAGTTATGTTATGAGAATTAGCGCTGCAGCAGCAGAAGTTGATGTAACATGTCAAGTGGATGGTGGTGCAACTATAGATGGACTAAAGATAAATATTAACGGTGTGCATGATTACTTTAAGTCTAAATGGGGTGGAGATAGAACAAGAGAAGGTTGGGGAGAATATAAGTATCCATTTAATGATCCAACAAAATCTTTAGACTATTGGCCAGTAAACGATATACCAACCTTAAAGAAACGATATGGGTTAAAGTAATGGCAACAATAGGAATCCTACCAGCGTCTGGTAAAGCATCTAGAATTGGCGGTATTCCAAAGTTTTGTCTACCAGTTTCAGAAGAAGAGTCTATACTTCAATGGCATGTTAATCAAATGCTAGAAGTATGTGATGAGGTTAGGGTTTCAACAAGGGCTGAGTGGGTTCCTATTATTCAAAATATGAATATGGATATAAAGTTAGTTGTTCGTGAGCCTTCAACTATGTCTGATGCTGTTAAGTTTATGGTTGGAGATTATAACGATACCGTTTTAGTTGGAATGCCTGATACATATATCCTTGGCTGTGAAAATAATATCTATAAAGAAATGATGGATTCTGCTGGAGATTTAGTTCTTGGAACTTGGAGTTGTGACCCAGATCTTAAAGGTAGAGTTGGACAAGTATTGATATCTGATGGCAGAGTTATATCATCTAGAGATAAGGTTTCTGACTGTGACTACCCAGATATGTGGGGAACAATGTTATTTCGTAAAAACCTTATTAGATATATTGACCCATCATTAGAGCATCCAGGAAAACAAATACAAGACTGGATAGACATGAGTCTTAATATTAGATCAGTAAGTCCTGGTGGTAAATATATGGATATTGGAACACTTAACGGATTAAAACAACTTTATAAAGAAATGGACTCATGAGATTAGGAATTATTGCAAGATCAGATAATACTGGTCTTGGTAATCAAACTAAAGAGTTAACTGATATGCTACAACCTGCAAAGGTTATGCTAATTAACTCTGCCTCATTTAATAAAAATAAACAACATCCCGAATGGTATGAAAAATATGATTGCCAACATATTCGTGGATTTCCAAAACCAAGTGATATAAATATATTTCTTCGTGGGCTAGATGCTGTACTATCTTGTGAAACATTTTATAATAAAGACTTTATATCTTTAGCCAGAAAAAGAAATGTTAAGACTATTCTTCAATATAACTATGAGTTTTTAGATAACCTTCAAAGACCAGAGCTAGACCTTCCAGATGTCCTTCTAGCACCCAGTTTATGGGGTTTTGAAGCTATTACAGAGGCTTTTGGAGCTAAGTCTAATGTTATTCACCTTCCCCCTCCAACTACGCATGAAGGCTTCTCTAAGGTAAAGGCTAATAACTTAAGTAAAGACTATAAAAGATTATTACATGTTGGCGGGAAAGCAGCACATTTGGATCGCAATGGAACAAATACAATAGTTGAAATGCTTAAATATTCTAAAACAGATTATGAAATTGTTATAAAATCTCAGTCTGATCTTGATATAAATATTAATGATAGTCGTTTATCTATTGACACTTCAAGTCCAGAAAATAGGGAAGATTTGTATTCTGGCTTTGATGGTATGGTCTTGCCAAGACGGTATGCTGGGTTATGTCTTCCAATGAATGAAGCTTTGTTGTCTGGACTACCAGTTTTTATGACAGACATATCTCCAAATAATACTATTTTGCCAAAAGAATGGTTAGTTAAATCTAATAAGATAGATCAATTTAGAGCAAGAACACTGATTGATGTTTATGAAGCTAATCCAAAAATGCTTGCTAAATTAGTTGATGAATATATTGGTAGTTCAGATAAAACAAAACAAAAACAAAAAGCATTTGACATTGGTTACAATAATTTTTCTGTTGATGTTTTAAAAAATAAATATATTGATATATTAAAATAGGGCGAGACCATTTCTGGCCCCGCCCCATCTTGAGTAAATAAATTACTCTTCAGACTTCTTCTTTGGTTTTGCAGCCTTTAAAGCTTTTTCAACCACTGAAGTTCCTGGCATACGACCAAATGCTGGATCGTTAGGATTAACTGCACGTGCTGCTACTGGAATAAGAGCACCAACAAGTGCTGCCCATAGATCCTTTGGATCTGTTACTCCAGCTACATATAAAGCTGCTACTGCACCAACAATTGAACGACCATATGATGCGAGCATTGCCTTATGTTTATTGTTTAGTTCCATGTTTTTCCTCCTAGGATAGAACCTTAATTAGTATAGCGTAACCAGCCCATAGACCAATAATTCCTGCAACTCCTGCAAAAACTGGTGGTGCTGGAACTGGTAATTTGAATGCAGCAAATACTACACCACATCCAAAACCTGTTATCGTTGATAGCAATATATCTTTCATTTATACCCCCCTATAGAACTTAAAATACTTGGTTTTTAAGTTTATATTATGTTTGTTTATTTTTTTTAAATCTTTTTCTGTAGCATCTCTTACC